AGTCATACGTGGTAGATGTTTTTTACAGACGCCAGGTGTGAGAACAAAGGAGTATGATTCTATGCATGTTGATCTACCAGATCCACATTTGACATGCCTATATTATGCATCAAACAGTGACGGTGACACGTATTTTAGCGAAAGAATGTACGGAGAACCGCTTGCTGAATATGGTATAAATAGTAGAGTATCTCCTATAAAAGGTAGATGCGTTTTCTTTGATGGTCTACGATTTCATTCGAGTAGTAAACCAACAGAGAAACCTCGATTCGTAATAAACTTTAATTTCATTCCTTGATAACCATGGATCCAGCACAACTTAAAACAAACTTTGAAGAGCAAATAGGAAAGACGGATGCTCAAATAACAGAGTTAGAAACAAATTTAGCAAAAGCAAAAGAATATAAACTTAAATTAGTAGGTGGTCTAGAAACCCTAGGATTACTAGAACAAAAAGAAGAAACACCTGACACAGCACCCGCAAGCATCGAACCTTCCTAAATAGGAACGAAGGGATTATAGTATCTAATGGCAACGCCAGCATCTAAAACTGATCTGATTACATATTGTAAGAGGAATTTGGGAGAACCTGTGTTACAGGTTAACGTTGATGATGAACAAGTAAATAATGTTATAGACGACACATTTCAGTTCTTCCAAGAGAATTGTTATAATGGTATGGAGCGTTGTTATCTTGTGCATGAGATAACTGCTGCTGATAAGACTCGTCTTGCAGCAACTGTTTCTACAACAAAAACAGATGGTTCAGATACTGTAACTTGGAATGAAGCAACAAATTATATACCTATACCAGCTCATGTAACTGGTATCAGTAAGGTTTTTGGAATGGTAGGTAACTCTATTCGTTCCAACTTATTTGGTGTTGAGTATAGAATGTTCTTAAATGACTTGTATGCTTTTGGATCCCTTGATATCTTAAACTACTACATGACCAAACAATATCTAGAGACTCTAGATATGGTTTTAAACAATGGTTCATTCCAACAGTTTAGATATACACAGCGTCGTGATCGTTTGTATCTTGACATAGATAAAGACTTCTTACAAGAAGGACAGAATCTATTGATAGAGGCTCATCGTATGATTGATCCTACAGATGCAACAGAAATGTATAATGATATATTTGTAAAAAGATATGCTACTTCACTGTTAAAGAAACAGTGGGGACAGAACTTAATCAAATATAATAATGTACAACTACCAGGTGGTGTAACACTTAATGGTAGAGAACTTTACATGGACGCACTAGCAGAAATTGAGAAAATCGAAGCAGAAGTTCTCAGTAAGTATGCTATACCGCCAATGGATATGATCGGATAAAATGCCTACCAGTTCCTATTTCCCAACTTATCATCAAGGTCACAGTGGTGAACAAACCCTCGTTCAGAATCTTGTGGATGAGCAAATCAAACTGTTTGGTTCTGACATATACTATCTACCCAAAACAATCTTAGCAGATAGCACTTTGGATGAAGTTAGATACACCAAGTATCAAGACCAATTCCAAATAGAAATGATGTTAGTTAACGTCATGGGTTTTGGAGATAATGCAGAATTCATAAGTAAATTTGGTTTGACCATCACAGACGAGATAATTTTTCGTGTGTCTACAAAAAGATGGGATGAGGAAGTAGCAGAGCATAGTATGTCTGCAAAACTCACAGTTCCTGAGAGACCTAATGAGGGAGACTTATTATATTATCCTCTCACACAGAACTTGTATGAAATTAAGTATGTCGGAAAGGAAGAACCATTCTTCCAGTTTGGTAAGATTCAATTTTATGCGATTACTGCAGAACTATATCAGGTTGGTTCAGACGATCTTGCAACTGGTATTGCAGAGATAGATGCAATAGAAGTATTATTCGATACTGCTATATCTCTTACAATGGGTGTCGGGGGCACAGGAGACTTTACTGTTGGTGAGACGGTAACTGGTGGTACTACTTCTACCACTGCAGAAGTCAAAGCATGGGATAGTTCTACAAGAATACTACAGGTAATTAATAGGACTGGAACATTTGCTGCGAACGAATCACTCACAGGAAATGATAGTAGTGCTGTATGGGTTGTATCAACCTTTGATACATTACAGAATACAGCAAGTGAATACGATCAGAATAGAGCAATCGAAAATGAAGCTGACAATGTAGTTGATTGGTCAGAAGGTAATCCATTCGGTGAATTTGGTAATTTTACAGGTAGTATCTAATGTTAGGATCACACTTTTACAACCAGATAGTTCGTAAGAACATCATAGCATTTGGAACACTCTTCAATAATATTACACTGAAGAGTACAGATCCAAGCACTGGTGCTGTATTAGAAGAATTAAAAGTACCGTTGGCATACGGTCCTAAGCAAAAATTTATTGTACGTCTAGAAGAGAACGCTAGTTCTAGAAAGGTAGCAATTACTTTACCTAGACTGTACTTTGAAATGACAAGTATTGATTATGATCCTACCCGTAAAACTTCTCCTATACAAAAATATAAAACAATCATCAATGGGAATCAAGAAGAGGTAAGAGTACAGTACGTTCCCGTGCCATACAACTTATCATTTGAACTTGGTGTTATGGCAAAGTCACAGGACGATGCTCTACAAATTACTGAGCAGATACTACCATACTTCCAACCATCATTCTCTGTAACTCTCAACATGATTCCTGATATGAATGAGAAGAGAGATATTGCTGTTGTATTAAACAATGTATCATACGAAGATACATGGGACGACAGTTTCTATGAACGTAGATACATCATCTATACTTTACAGTTCCAGATGAAGACTTATCTATACGGTCCTTACAACACATCAGATGTTATTAAGAAAGCAATCATACATGAAACACTTGGTGATACTGCAACTAACCGTAGAACTATTACTAGAACATATACACCAAAAGCAAAAACAGATATCAATAGTGATGGTCAGATAGATGCTGCTGATGACGTATTAGTAGATGCTGGTGATGACTTTGGATTTAATGAAGGGATAGAATTCTTATGAACCTAGAAGATAATATGGAAGAACTTCTTAACATGGAAGTAGAACCAGTGGCAAAACCTAATATTCCTAAAGTAAAATCTAAGGAAGATGATCTAGAGAAAGACTATGAATATACTCGTGGAGAGTTATACTCTCTCATAGATCAGGGTCAGGAGGCAGTCAGAGGAGCGTTAGAGGTTGCACAGGAAAGTGGGCATCCTAGAGCATATGAAGTTGCTGTAGCAGCAATGAAGCATGTTTCAGATATGACTGAAAAATTACAAGACCTACACAAAAAGATGAAGGATATTTCTGCAGAAGAGAGAGGTCCTAGTAAAGTTACTAACAACGCTATGTTTGTTGGTAGTACTACAGAATTACAAAAAATGCTCAAAGAAATGGGTGGTGGCAAGAGATAACCACATAAATAAATGCAGAGACCCTGACATGGTACATGAGATACAAAGAATTTAAAAGACTCGCTGAGTCTGCCAATGTGCAGGATAACGGAATTTTAGAAGGTGCAGCCTGGACAAAGAAGGCTGGCAAGAACAAAGAAGGTGGACTTAATGAGAAGGGTAGGAAGTCTTACGAAAGATCAAATCCTGGATCTGACCTTAAAGCACCAAGCAAGAAGGTTGGAAATCCCCGTAGAGCATCATTCTGTGCTAGAATGAAGGGAATGAAAAAGAAATTAACTTCAAGTAAAACTGCCAGTGATCCTGATAGTAGGATCAACAAATCACTAAGAGCTTGGAATTGCTAACACAACGTGTAATGTGATATAATATTGAGTATAATTATAGTATGAATACCTAATGAAAAAATGCGTCTAAACAATGGCGATGTTCAATATCTAATCAGAGCTTGTTTGGTCTATCAAGAGCAGACAGGATCAGAAGATATATGGGAAAAATACGATGATTTAATCAATAAACTCAGAGTTTATTCAGAGCAAAATTTGACCCCATCAGAATAATGAAACTTAAAACAAGATTTGAAACTTTCTCTAGAAAAGAAAGAGAGATGCTTGCGGAAGCAATTTGGAGAAGGCAGAGATGTTATATTGCTGGCGATAAACTCTTTAATGAGTATGGCAAGATGTTGTCAGAAGTCCTAGACAAAATGGATTACATGCCAGGCAGAGTAGTATAAATACCTATTAATATTATGTTCAGTAAAGAATTAAAAGAAGCGACTAAGGAATCTCATTCCGCAGCAGAGAATACAAAATTTGTTGCAGGATTTCTTAGAGGGGTTGTTGACCCTGAGGAGTATCGTAAACTAATTGCCAACTTCTGGTATGTTTACAGTACTATGGAAAAACTAATCAATGATTCTGAAGATCCAACTGTAAGAATATTACAGGGATGGCAATCAGAACTTGATCGTAGTCAATCATTAGAAAAGGATCTAGTATATTATTACGGTCCTTATTGGAAAGAGAAGATAGAGTCTTCACCCGCATGTGATACCTATTGTTCTAGACTAACTGAATTAGCACAAGAAGATCCATATCTTTTACTTGCTCATCATTATACTAGGTACATAGGTGATCTATCAGGTGGACAAATTCTTTGCAAAATAGCAAAGAGTGCACTCAATCCTCCTACAGGAGAGGGTTTAAATTTCTACGAATTTCCTGAGATTCATGATGCTAAAGAATGGAAAACAACTTATAGGGCAGTCCTTGATCAATTAGATTTAGATCAATCACAAAAGAATGCTGTGTTTGTAGAAGCAAATCATGCGTTTAGATTAAACATGTATATGTTTGATGAAATCAAATCTGAAGATCCTTACCCTGTGATGACAGCACTACACGGTTTCTGGAAAGTAATTACTGGTTCAATTACAAACAAATAAAAATGAAAAACTTACCAATCAAATCATCATGTATTCTTTTTGGTATAATTATTGGGACAGGAACATTCCTTATACCAATAGCATGGGCACATCCTATATTAGTATGAATGTTTAATACTTTATTATTTGGAGTTGGGTTATCTCAATTTCACCTCAGTGATATTGATAATAAAAAAATCTCAGATCTAGTTAGATCAGGAGACGATCATAGAAATTTGGATATTTCTGATGCATCACTATCAGAGTTAAATTGTCGCATCTTAAAAGAAGGCAAACTTATCTTAAACTCAACCTGTAAAAGTAAGGAGTTAAAGATAAAAAAAGTTTGGTGTAATTACAATTTCAATAAAGATATAGAAGAACCACATAATCATAGAAATAGTTTTTTGTCTGCTATTTACTATCCACTATCCACTGATGGAGTAATACAATTTTTCTCTCCATTCTCTGATTATTTTCTATCACAAATACCCATCGAAGATGTATATGATATGAACTGCTATAACTCTAGTTTCTATGAGTTGCCAGTTAGATCTGGAGACTTAGTAATATTCAACTCAATGCTCTATCATAGAGCAAAACTATCCACAGATGAACGGATGTCAATAGCGTATGATATTAATATCAAATCATGGTAGTCTGGGGAGTCATATGGATGGTTGGAATACTGGTCATAATAGTGACTTGGTATATCTACTATATACTAAAGATGAGCTTTGCGGAGATGAATGATGGGAGCGATGACACCACCAAGCAGGAAGAGTTGTTACAACTTCCGAGTGACGGAGATTAATCGTGTTGTTGACGGCGATACTATTGATGTCACCATTGATCTTGGGTT